GGGGGTCCTCCAGAAACGAAAAAACCCGCCTCGGGCGGGTGCGGCGGGTCGAACAGGGTGGATGGCTTGAGCTACGGGCCGTTGCCGAAGACCTTGAGCTTGATGGCGACGCCGGCGAGCAGCGCGAGCAAGACCGCGGTGGTGACGGCGCGGACGACGGTTTGCACGGCCGTGCGGCGCACCAACCGGAGCAAGTCCAGCATCGAGCGCAGGTCGCGGATGTCGAGTGCCGCCTCGTCGCCCTCGAGCCCGACATCGACGAGCGCGCGCTTTGCGCCTTCTTCGGCAGCGCGTGCCAGGATCGCCTCGAACTCGTGCTCCGGCATGCGGACGAAGCCGTCCTCTGGGCGTTGTGGGGCCATGGCGCGCCTCCCTCAGCCGACCTTGCAGCCCCAGAAGGACGTGTGGTCGGCGGCGAAGTAGCCGTCCGCCACCCGGAAATACCCCTGGAGCTCGACGGTATCGCCCGCGGCCAGCGGCACCATGGTCTGCAGCCAGACGGCGGTGGCGAGCGAGACGTGGGTGGCGGAGATTTCGCCAAGGGAGCCGCGGATTTCGGTCGTGCCGTTCAGGACGAGTCGTCCGCGCATGCGGGCCGTGGCGCTGGCGTTGATCTTGTAGAGCAGCGTCGCGCCGAAGAGGTAGGTGCCGTCGACGGGCGCCACGAAGTGGTTGTTTGCGGCGTCGAAGGCGCCCTGATCGTTGTAGTCGGTGTTGTTGAGGCCGATCTTCGTCCAGGCCCCGACGCCGACATAGTTGTCGTAGTTGGTGTACGCCTTGAAGCGTGGCAGCCCGGGCTGATCGACGATGCCGTTCGCGTTGTCGACGCTGAGCCCGTCGAAGAAGGTGCTGCCGTTGGCCGAGACCGAGAGGCGGAACCTGTCCGAGCCGAACAGCCCCACCAGCGCCTTGGTGACGAAGCCGGTCTGCAGCGTCAGCCCGAGATCGTCGCCCGCAGCCTCCTTGTTCATGGTATAGAACAGATCGCCGGTGCCGCCCTCGGCCACGGTCTTCGCCGTCCAGAGCGCGGCGTTCAGCTTGGCCGAGAACGGATTCGAGGTGTCGGCAGTGGTACCGATGCCGACCAGTGCCATGTTCTGGAGCGCTTCCGGGGTTGAGCCGATCCACGCCACGCCGTCGTAGACCAGCAGCAGGCCCTCGTCCTCGACCCACGCCCGCCAGCCGGTCCGAGGCGGCAGGCGCAGCCAGGCGCCGTCCGTCCAGAGCGCCACGTTCAGGTCCCAGCCTGCCCAGTCACCGGTGGCGCCCGAGGCGACGAGGTAGCGGTCGCCATCGGCGGGCGAACCGGGCGGCGCGGTCAGATCCCGGTCGAGGACGGAGAGCTGGACGAGTCCGTCGAGGATCCGCAGCGCCTCGTTGTGGGTGACATGCTTCTGGGCCTGCGCTGCCAGAATGTAGGGCAGCAGGAGATGGGTCGTGGCGTCGGACATGGGATGGCCTTCAGAGTATCAGCGTCACTGTTTTCGGCGCCCCCCGCCCAACGAGGGCGGAGAGCTGGAAGATGCGGATGTCGAGCGTGTCGCCGGCACCGAGCGGCGCGCCCCAATCGGCGGTCTGCTGGGCGGTGATGTAGAGCGCGCTGGTGGTGGCGGTGCTCAGCACCCGCTTCACGGTGGCGCCGTCGAGGATCTCGACCTCATAGGCTTCCAGTTCCTCGCCGAGCGGCACCTCGAGCCCGCCCCAACTGTCGGCCGCGAGGGCTCGGGACCGGCGTGTCCAGCGGATGGTCAAGTCGCCGGGCGCGCGTGGAGTGCGCCATGGCTGCTCGATATGGGCGACGGAGAACGGCCGCAGGCCAGCGCCCAGCGGCGTGAAGGCCTGCGCGACATAGGTCTCGTTGCTGACCGGACGGCTGGCTGGACCGATGCGCCAGTTCCACGGGATGCCGAGATCGGCCTCGGCGATCGGCAGCGCCGCGAGGCTGTCGTCGAGCACCACGATGCGGGCGTCGGCGGGCGCCGGGTTGGCCATGGCGCCCTCGGTGCCGCGCTGGCCGCGCAACAGCCGGGTCAGGCGATACCGGCCCGGCGCCAGAAGCTCTGCCGCGCCCGCCTGCACGATCTCCCAGACGCCGGGCGCGCTCTCGACGGCGAGCGCGTTGGCGCCGCCAAGCAGCGTCAGGTCGGTGACGCTCTCGAGCGTGCCGGTCATCAAGTCGACCACCAGGGCATTTCCGAGGTCGAAGCGCGACGTCGGCCCCGCGTAGAAGTCCGAGACCAGCGTGCCGAGCCGGGCGCGGCTGCCAAACGTCGTCAGCAGCTCGAAGCCATCGGTCGAGGGACTGCGGAACACCGCCATCTCGCCCGGCCAGGGAACCGCGTGCGCGGCGACCAGCGGCCGGTGCGCGGGCTGGTCCTCGGTCAGCTGCGGCAGGTCCATCAGCACGGCATCCGGCGCGCCGAACACGACGGCGCGCGTCAGCGACGCCGCGCGGGGATCGCCGGGCGGCAGATCATAGGTCGCGCGGTCCTGGCGGACCGCCTCGATGCCGCGCGCCTCCGCGTCGGCGATGGAGACGAGCCGCAGATCGACCAGCCGTCCGTCATGCGTGAGCCGGATCGCGTCGGCCGGATCGAGCGCGAGCCGCGAGGGCGGCAGACGGAACGCCGCCGTCTCGCGCCCCACCCACGCCTCCATCAGCGCGCGGCGGCAGCGCCGCTCGGCTTCCTCGGGCGGCACCGCCATCGGGAAGGACTCCGAGGCGATCCGGGTCGTGTCCACAGTGATGCGCCGCGCCTCGACGAGGGCGGCGTCATAATCCTCGTCCGCCCGCGCGACCTGCCACTTCAGCGCCTGCGGTAGCTCTGTCTCCTGGCCGCGCGTTAGCTCCAACACGTCGCCTTCGCGGGGTGCCACGAGATCGTCGGGCGCGAGCGTGGCGACCGACGCTCGGCCGCGCATGATGAAGCGGATCACGCCCTCGGTCTCCACCGCGTCGAAGCCGAAATGCCGCGACAGCGTGGTGATCGAGGCGCGCGGGCTTTCCAGCGCGGTGATGGCGTAGCCCTCGACCGCGCCCCAGAGACCGCTGACGTCGATCCGGTCCTCGGGCAGCCCCGCGCGCACGCAGAGATGCCGCACGAGGGCCGCCAGCGACACCGCGCCGAGCCGTCCGGTCAGCCAGTGGCCGAGCCGCCAGTTCGCGCCGTCCGTCCAGACGTCGGTGAGCGCCGGGAAGAACGGATAGGGCCGCGCGTCCCATGTCCAGGCGGCGCATTCGGGCACATGCACCATCCGCCCGCCGTAGACCGAGGACAGCGGGTTGTTCGCGGCTTCGCCCCACCAGAGATAGGTCGCCTCGAAATAGGCGCGCTGGATGGCGTCGTCGCGCCAGCCCCGCGAGAAATGCGGCGTGAAGCTCTCCGACGACTTCGGGTCGAAGAAGACGTTGGGCTGGTTGGTGCCCCGGTCGATGGCCGGGCAGCCCAACTCGGTGAACCAGATCGGCTTCGACTGCGGCACCCACGCCGTCGGCGTGCCGCTCTCCACCCCGCCCGGGCGGTCATAATGCGGGTTCGACCACCAGGCGCGCAGATCCTTGTAGCGGAAGACCCACGTCTTGGCCTCACCTCCATCCGTGATCGGGGTCCGCACCTGCGCGGTGCGATCGGCGGCGCTGGCGTAGAACCAGTCGAAGCCCTCGCCGCCCGCGATGTTCCCCTGCAGGTAGGCCCGGTCGTAGATCGCGGGCCAACCCTCGGCGGCGTCGGCGTGCTCGAAGCCATCGCGCCAGTCCGACAGCGGCATGTAGTTGTCGATCCCGATGAAATCGATCTCCGGATCGGCCCAGAGCGGGTCGAGGTGGAAGAACACGTCGCCGCTGCCGTCCCCCGGCTGGTGCCCGAAGTATTCCGACCAGTCGGCGGCATAGCCGATCTTCGTCCCGGCCCCGAGAATGGACCGCACATCGGCGAGGAGGTCCCGATAGGCCTGCACCGCGGGATAGGTGCTCGCGCCCGAGCGGATGGTGGTCAGCCCCGGCATCTCGGTGCCGATCAGGAAGGCGTCGACCCCGCCCGCGGCCGCGCAGAGATGGGCGTAGTGCAGGACCATGCGGCGCAGGCCCCAGTCGGCCGCAGAGCCGGTCCACGAGACCGACTGACCCGAGACGCTGAAGCTGGCGGGCGTGGCCGCGCCGAACAGCGCCGCAACCTGCGCGGCCGCCGTGGCGGTCTTGTCCACCGTCCCCGCGAACCCTGCAGCCGGAGAACAGGTGATCCGGCCGCGCCACGGGAACGCGGGCTGGCCGGTCTCGGCGGCGTTGTCGGAATACGGGTTCGGCAGCGTGTTGCCGGGCGGCACGTCCATCAGGATGAAGGGATAGAAGGTGACCCGCAGCCCGCGCGCCTTCATCTCCTGGATCGCCTGCACCACCGCGAAGTCGGACGGCGTGCCGCCATAGACCGGGCGATCCTGATCGTCGCGGCTGACGAGGAAGGCCCCGGCGCGGCTGACGCCGTTCACCGACCAGCTGGCGGGCGTGGTCGACTTGGCCGACACCTCGACGCCCGGCCGGACCTTGCACGAGCCCGCGCGCAAATCGTCGCCGAACCAGGCGACGACGAGGCTGACGCTCTCGACCGCAGGGGCCATCGCCTGCAGCCGGTCCAGCGCCTCCACCATATCGGTGGAGTCGGCCAGCGCGTTCAGGTTCTCCGCTTGTGTCGCGCCGCCATCGGTCTTGCGGATCGCCTGCGTGGCGTAGGTGAACTCGCCCGAGGCGGGGATCACGGTGACGGCGCGGGCCAGCCCCTCGGCGGTGTCAGGATCGGCGAGCGGACGGAACACCTCGAAGGACAACTGCGGCAGGCGGTTGCCGTAGGTCGAGAGCGCAAGTTCCTCGAAGACGACATAGGCCGTGCCCCGATAGGCGGGCGTGCTGACCGTGCCCATCCTGGCTGCGATGAACGGGTCGGCCGCCTGAGCCTCATCGCCCGGATACCATCGCCAGGCGACGCCGGAGAGGTCCATTGGCTTGCCGTCGGCCCAGATGCGGCCGATGCCGGCGATCGGACCCTCGCAAAGCGCCACGGCGAAGGAGGCGTAGTACAGATACTCGGTGGTCTTGACCTTGCCGCCTCCACCGCCCTTGCCGCCGCCCTGCGTGGTGGTCTTGGTCTCCTCGCGGAAATCCGTCGCCCAGATGATGTTGCCGCCCATGCGCATCCGGCCGTAGAGCCGCGGGATGACCGCGCCCTCGGTGGCCGAGGTGATGCGCAGCGTGTCGAGCCGCGCGCCCTCAATGCGCTGCGTCGGCGCGAGCGACGAGATGATCCAGCTGTCGACGACAGAGCCGATGGTGGAGCCGATGAAGCCGCCGATGGTCGCGGCGCTGACGCCGAGGATCGCGCCGCCGATGCTGCCGCCAATGGCGGCGCCGGCTGCGCCGAGAACGAGGGTGGCCATGTCGGGTCTCAGCGTTGCGGGAACAGGAAAGCAAAGGCGATGCGCCGCCGCCAGGACGGAGTGAGCGGTTCCTCGATCACGCCGAGCCGCTCATAGGCGTGGAGGAAGCTGTCGGGCGCGGTCAGGATCCCGACATGCTTGGCGATGGCCCGCGGTTTCATGCGGAACAGCACGAGCGCGCCCGGACCCGCCTCGGAGGGCGACACCTCGATCATCATGGCACCCGCGCCGTCGGCCAGCACCTCCCGCGGGCCGGTCTCCCCCCAGTCCCGGCTGTAGGGCGGGATCGGGAAAGGCTCGGGGCCGACGACCTCGCGCCAGATGCCCCGCGCGAGCCCGAGGCAGTCGCAGCCGACGCCGCGCAGGCTGGCCTGGTCGTGATACGGCGTGCCGAGCCAGGACCGCGCTATGGCAATGACGCGAGCCGGGTCGGCCGATGCCGGAGGTTGCGTCACAGCACGCCTCCCTCGTGCCCGCCATCCTTGGTGGCGTAGCGCAGCACGGCATCCTGGCCGGGGATGTGCGGGAAGCCGCGGAAGTTGACGGTGTTGGCGAACTTCGCGCCGCAGGTCTCCATGCGCTTGTCGCAGCCAGCGCGGATGGTGAAGGCATCGCCCTCGGTGATCGCGCGCACCGGCGCTTCGAGCAGGCTCAGCACGGCGATGCCGTCCGTCACGTCATGGCCCAGCACCTCGGTGCGCCGCCCCGCGTTCGCGCCGCTCGTCCAGTCCAGCGTGCCGAAGGTGAACCAGCCGGAGATGAATGCACCCAGTCCCGAGGCGGTAAAGGCCCGGTCGCGCAGGCGATCGATGACTGCGCCGGTTCCTTTGAACGCCGGGTTCTCGAGATCGACGCCGCAGCGCGCATCGCCGAGCGCGGCGTCGCAGGTCGCCTGGAAGGTCCGTCCCACCGTCTGGCCGAGCACATGGGCAAGCGAGCGGACCTCGGCCACAAAGGCCAGCCGCCCGCGCCGGATCTGGCCGATGGCGCCGCGGCGCATCAGCACGCGCTGCGCAGTGTCCGCCCAGTTCACCCGCCAGACCTCGACCTCCGCGTTGTCCCAGCGACCGTCGAGGATGTCGGTCTCGGTGATCCGGTCCGAGGTCAGCACGCCCTCGGCGTCCTGCGCATCGACCGACAGGTCCGAGCCGGAGCGCACCTCCGAAGCTGTCAGCCCGCTCTCGGGCTCGAAGTCGGTCCCGTCGAAGCTCAGCGTCCGGTCGTGATCGGTGAAACCGAAGGTGACGCCGTCGGCACGCTTGATCCGCCAGCACCAGGCAAGCGTGGTCGTGCCCTCTTCGAGATGGGCCTCCAGGGCGGGAGCGAGGGTCTTCATCGGCGCAGTTCCAGCAGCGGAATGGAGGTGATCGAGCCAAGCCGCTCGAGGTCGAGCGTCACGTCGAGCACGTCGGTGTCGAAACGGACCGGCACGTCGAACTCGAACCCCGCGGCGATCGCGACGCCAGCGCCCGGCGCGGCGCTGAAGGTGACGACGCCGGTGGCGGTGTCGACCGACCAGCCGGAGGGCTGCTCGATCCCGCCAAGCGCGATGCGCACGGTGCCCGCCACCGGCTTGGCGATGGCGCGCGTCCAGGATTGCGCCCCGGAGGCGTAGCGCTTCACCAGCTGGAAGGCGGTCCTCGTGTCGTCGCCGGTGCCGATCGCCTGGTCGGTGGGCGATGCCGTGCCCGACGGCAGACAGGACTTGTGATCGCCCCAGTCCTTGAAGCGGAAACCGTGCAGCCGCCCGTTCCGCGCCTCGAAGAAGGCGACGACCGCCGCCAGATCGTCGGCGCGGCGGATGCCGTAGGCGACGTCGTAGCGGCGCCGCGAATTCGCCCAGCTGGCGTTGCGCTCCTCGTCGCCCGAGGCCAGTTCGACGATCTGCGTGCGCCGCTCCGGCCCGCC